CACCAACGCCGGCGCGCGCGCGTGGGAAGCCTGGTGGACGTACGACCTGCACGACGGCTCGCTGCCGTTTCTGATCTTCATCCCCTGGGGCACCGAGCAGCCGCGCGTGCGCGCCCGGATCGTCGGCCAGTGGACCGGCGTGCGCCTCGACAGCTTTCGCTGGCGCATCAACGCCACGATGCAGATCGATCGCGACTCGCTGCCGCGCTTCAGTGGGGGCGCGTATGCCTGAACCGCGCTCCTCCCCGCGCGCCGGCGGGCCGGTGCCGATCTGGCCGGACACGCTGCCGGATCCGGACGCGAATTCGCTCTCGGTGCAGGCCGGCTCGCGCGCCGAGGCCGCCGATGTGTTGTTCGGACCCACGCGCCTGGCGGTCAAGGCACGCACCGCGCCGATGTCGTGGTCCTTCACCTGCGGCTTCACCAAGGAAGAGCAGGAGCTCTTCGAGGAGTTCTACCGTGACTGTCTCGAAAACCACGACGGGGAGTTCTACGCGCGGTGGATCGGTGGCGGCCGTGTCGTCGCGTTCGGCGAGCCCTATAACTACGCGCCGCTCGGCAGCGGCTGGGCTCTTAGCGGGCGTCTCGTCCGCACGCGCATCGACGAAACGGCCTGCGACGATCACATCATCTCGGTCTTCGGCGCCATCTACCGCGCCGATCTTGCCGCGCCCGACCTCTACCAGGCCGACCTCGCCGCCGTCGACATCTACGCCGACGACTTCGACCTCCAACTGATCGCCGACAACGAGTGCTGAGGTATGCCGGCCACCTTCGACGAATCGTTCGCGCTCTGGCTCACGCAGCACGGCAACGAGCGCGCCATCGCCGTGAACGTGCTCGAGTTCCGGCACGAGAAGTGGGGCCCGGGCGGCGGCGTGGTCGGCTCGATCTGGGTGAGCGACTACGGCGAGCCATTCGAAGCAACCACCGAAGCGGCGGTCGCCTTCACCGCAGACCTCCTCGGCTTCGAGATCGAAGTGGCCGCCGACAACGTGACGACCGAGCAACGCATCATGATCCGGCTCGACAACGTGAACGGCACCGTGGCGCAGCACCTGCGCGCGCTCGATTTCGACGACCTGCAGAAGGAGGTGCAGGTCGTGTACCGCGTGTATCTCGACACCGACCGCAGTCAGCCGGCCATCGATCCGCTGACGCTTTTCGTGGTGAACGCCAGCATGACGCGCACGATCGTGGAGCTCGAGGCGAGCGCGGACATCCTGCCGAACGTGTCGGCCGGCACGCGCTACACGATCGACGACTTCCCGCCGCTGGTGTGGCTGTGAGCGAGCACGACCATCCGGCCATGACCCTGGTCGGCGCGCCCTACGTGCGCGGCGGCAATACGCCCTGGGAGGGCTTCGACTGTTTCACGCTGGTGCGCTTCGTGCGCAAGCACCACTTCTCGCGCGAGACGCCGACGGGCGGCATCCCGGCGGAGAAGCTCACCAGCGCCCGGAAGGCCGCGCTCGCCGTCTATCTCGCCTTCGATGGCAAAGAGCGCATCGCATCCCCGTGGCTCGAGTGCATGCCCACCGCCGGCTGCCTGGCCGCGCTCGGGCAGTGGAAGGTCTCGCGGCTGCACCACTGCGGCGTCGTGGTCGGGGAGGGCATCCTGCACGCGCTCGATCGCTGCGGCGTGGTGTGGACGCCGATGCTGCGCATCCGCGATCTGTATGCGCGCGTGGAGTTCTTCGAATGCCCGAGCTAGTCGTCCTTTCCGACCCGATCACCTGCGAGCGCACCGAGTACGAGATCCGCGCCGGGGAGACAGTGGGCGCGGCCCTCATGCGCATATGGCCGCACGGGCTCAACGGCTCCTGGCGCATCTATCGCGACCTGGTGTCGGACGCGAGCGAGATCGCCGCGGTCGATTTGCCCTACGTGCTCGCACTCGAGGGCGAGATGTACGTCATCGTGCTCGACATGGCAGGGCCCGCCGCCGCGGCCTTCTCGCTCTCCGAGTTCCTGCAGTTGGTCGCCGTGAACATGGTCTTCTCGATCGCCGCCGCGGCGCTCGCCCCGAAGCCGCCGCGCCACCGGCCCGATGATCCGGATCACGTGTCTCCTAACAACCTGATCGCCGCGCAGACCAACACGCTGCGCCCGGGCGCCCGCGTGCCCGAGCTCCTCGGGCGCGTGCGCGCGTATCCGGATCTGCTCTGTAGCCCGGTCGATGTCTACAACGAGACCAGCCAGACCATCGGGCAGATGTTCGTGCTCGGCAAGGGCGCGTATGACGTGCCGGAGGAATTTCGCAAGTTGGGCGAGACGCCGCTCTCGAGCATCAAGAACGCCGACCTCGACGTCTATCTTCCCGGCACGCCGGTCAACCCGTTCTACGTCATCAAGAACTCGCGCGAGATCGGCGACATCTCACTCCTCGGGGGCGAGGTCAAAGCGGTGGCGATCAACGGCGACGTGGACTTCATCAAGGCCGGGAAGATCATGCGCACGCTCGAGCGCCTGCCCGTGAGTGCCGGCAAGCCGATCAAGATCACCGACACGTTCTTCAACAACGCGGTCTTCTGGGTGGTGGGCGTGCCGGCCGATTCGGTGGTGGCTCCTCCCTACGACTACCTGCTCGACGGGCCGGTCGAGAACGAGATCGAGATCAACGCCAACTACCAGCAGATCCCGGAGTCGATCCAGTACTCCGGCACCTTCTGGTATGGCAACAAGGTCCCGGTGGAATTTCCGGGCGAGAACAGCGACGACTCGCACGACCCGGAGCAGGTGGTGTTCAAGTTCGGCTGGCCGGGCAAGGACAAGCGACCGCTGGTCGGCGACTACGCGGAGTTCATCACCATCGACGGCGACATCTATCGCGGCCAGGTCACGCGCGCCGAGTGGCCGCTCGGGATGACCGCCATTCCCGGAGACCCGGATCAACCGCCGGAACTCACGCCCGGCTACTACGGCCTGATGCTGAACGATCTGGCCGGCCGTCCGCTGATATTCACAACCTATAAGCGGCAGACCAACTTCCGCTCGTACCGGCTGCCCGCGGAGACGGGCGCCGGCGCGCCCGGGCCCTCGCCGAACGCGAACGAGCCGACGAACTGGTATGCGGTGCCGATGGAGGAGCCGCAGGAGATCTGGGTCGACTTCGCCTTTCCGGGCGGCCTGGTGTGGTTCGATCACGGCTCGAAGCGCACCCTGCACATCGAGATGAGCGCGGAGTTTCGGCGCGTGCCGGCGACCGAGGCGCAGGTGGAGATCCCCTTCGACTTCACCTACGCGACCACGACGCCGATGCGCTTCACGCGCCGAGTCGACGTGGCGACGCTCATCTCCAAAGGCTTACCGGCGGGGCCCGGGCAGATTGAGGTGCGCACGCGGCGCGTCACCGACTACTACGCCGACACCACCAACAACCAATACGTGCAGGACACGCGCTGGGTGCGCCTGGCGGCGGTGCGGCAGTTGATCGCGCAGACCTACGAGGACTGCACGATCCTGGCGCTGACGATCCCGAACAACCGCAGCGCCGGCGCCATCCACGACATGAACCTGAACGTGATCGCCACGCGCATCCTGCCGACCTGGACGACGGGCGCCGGCTGGAGCGCGCCGGCGCCCACCCGCAAGTGGGCCGATCACTTCGTGGCGCGCTGCCAGGCGCAGGACGGCGCGCACCGCGACGACTCGCAGATCGACATCGCCGGCATCTACAAGCTGCAGCAGCAGTTAGACGACATGGACCGCCCGCCCGAGGACCCGAGCCAGCCCGGCCTGCAGGGCGAGATCAGCATGACGCTCGACCAGGTGCAGGACATCGACGCCGAGCTCGCGGCGATCGCTGATGTCGCCCGCGCCGTGGTCTACCGCGTGGGTCGAAAGCTCTTCGTCACGCGCGACCAGGCGAACCTCACCGCCATTGCTCTTTTCAACGCGCGGGCGAAAGGGCCGGACGGCGAGACCGTGAGCCTGCGCATGACCGGGGACGCGGACAACGACTGCGTCGTGGTGACCTGGGTCGACGAGCGGCTCGGATGGAAACAGCGCGAGTATCGCTTCCCCGAGGATGCGCTGGCCTTGAACCCGCTGCGCGTCGGGGCGGTCTGCGCGAACTGGCCGCAGGCGCGCCGGCGCGCGGTGTTCGAGTGGAACAAGTTGCGCTATCGGCGCGAGACCATCAGCGTGAGCGTCACCGAGGACGGACGGATCTGCCGGCCTGGCGATGTCATCCACGTGACGGATGATCTCTCGACGATGGCGACCTGCGCCGGCGAAGTGATCGCGGTGAACGGCGCGGTGCTCACCCTCGATCGCGATGTGGTGCTCGGCGAGGGCTCGAGCTACCTGATCCTGCTGCGCGACAACGCCGGCGCGTTGACCGACCTGGTCCCCTGCACGCCGATCGCCACCGAGCCGAAGAACCGCGTGACGCTTTCGCGCCCGCCGCAGGTCAAGATCAAGGGCCGCGACTCGTGCCTCGGCACCCTCTTCGCGTTCTATCCGGCGGACGGCGCGACGGTGCGCCCGTGGATGGTGCTCGGGCTCGAGACCGCAGGACCGTATGTGACGCTCACCGGCACCAACTACACGCCGAAGACCTACACGGGCGACTCCGAGGCGCTGCCCTCGCGCCCGCCGCCGCCGAACTTGAGTTAAGGAGCCCGATCATGACCACGCAGACCGTTCAACGCGCCCCGGGCGCCTCCATGTGCTGCGATGCCGCCGGGCGCATGTGTTCGCTCGCGGTGAAGCCCGTGTCGCTCGAGGTGCTGGTGCGCCTGGCGGTGGAGCGTGGCGATGGCAGCGAGGCGCAGGTGCGCCAACGGATCGAGGACATGCTCTCCTCGGGCCTGCTGATCGACTGTTAGGAGAACCGTTATGGCGACATTCCTCGGCCGGTATTTGATCCTCACCGATCCGGCGAGCCAATGGGCCGCGGTGAACCCGGTGCTCATGGACGGCGAGCTCGGGGTCTCCGATCCCGGCAGCGCGACGCCGATCCTGAAGGTCGGCGATGGCTCGCGGCCGTGGTCGGCGCTGCCGCCGATCTCCGGCGCCGGCGGCGGTGCATCCACGGACTACGTCGTCGGCACCACCGACACGCTGCCGCCCGGGTCCTTCGCCACCGTCACCATCGACAACTTGGTGAATCCGCCGACTATCAGCTTCGGCATCCCGAGCGGCGCGGTCGGACCGCCGAACACGCTTGCGATCGGCACCACCACCACCGGCCTCCCGGGCTCGCCGGCGAGCGCAACCATCACTGGCGCCGCGCCGAATCAGACGTTGAGCCTGGTGATCCCGCAGGGGCCGGTGGGCCCGCCGGGCGAGGATGGCGCGGACGGCTCGACCGGTCCGGCCGGCGCGGCCGGTGCCGCTGGGCCGGCGAATACGCTCACCATCGGCGTGACCACGACGGGCGCGCCGGGCTCCGCCGCGGCCGCCACCATCACCGGTGCGGCGCCGAATCAGGTCCTGAATCTAACTATTCCCACGGGGGCGCAAGGCCCGCAGGGTATTCAAGGCATCCCGGGTACGCCGGGCGGTTCTGCCAACCTGGCTGACCCGTCCGCGACGATCGGGCTCGTCATGATTCCGGGCGTCAGTCCCAACGCGCTGCGCTCGGACGGCGCACCGGCGCTCTCGCAGACCATCCAGCCGGTGTGGACCAATACACACACTTTCACCAAAGTGCCTACCAGCTCACTCACGGGCTGCCTGTTGCTCTCATGCCTTACCCCGATCCTCGGCATCCGGGAAACGGGCGCCGGCGTCGGTGCCAAGGTGTGGGACCTTCTAGCCAACGCCGGGATATTTGCCATTCGCACGGGCGACGATACGGGCCTTGCGAACAAGAACATCATCGCCTCTCACCGCGTCGCGAACGCCATCGATTACCTGCACTTCGGCAACGCCACGGACAATCCGGCTTACAACTTTCTCGGCACCGGCGTGGTCACGTTGGGAGGCACCATTCGTGGGCCGAACGGCACCGCCGCCCTGCCTACCTACTCTTTCACCGGCGATCCCGCCACCGGCATCTATGAAATCGGCGCCTATACCATCGGTTTTTCGTTCGGGGGTGTGCGCGGCTTTGCTCTGACGCCTACTGCGCAGTACAACGCGAACGGGTCTGCGGGAGGCCCGAGCATCACGTTCGAAAACGATTCCGGATCGGGTATGTGGCTGCGCACACCCGGCACGCTGTCGTTTTCGGCGAGCTCGGCAAACGCGATGGAACTGACGCCGGCCGGTGTGTATGCGGCCAGCTTCAACAGCAGCTCGGGACGCGCCGTCAAACGTGAGACCGGCTCGCCCTCGAGGGTCGCGACCATTCTTGCCCGACTGCGTCCCATCCTGTACCGCTTATTGGTCGATGAAACGAATGAGCAGTTGGGCCTCATCGCCGAAGAAGTCCACGAGGCGTGCCCGCAACTCTCGGACGGCAAGACTGTCGCATATGATCGCCTAGCTATTCTGCTGCTCGCGGACTGGCAAGAGTCCCGCGGCGTTTCCCAATCATGAAGGAGTGATCCATGACCATTACCGCCACCGTTCGCTACGTCGCGAACGGCTATATCGTGAACTCGCAAGGGCCGGCCTTTTCGGTGCCGAACTCGCTGTACGCGGGGACCGTGCCCGAGGTGGTCTACTGGCTCGGCAAAATCTTCGAGCCTTATGGTGTGGCGGCGGCGCTCGCCGCGCCCGCCCCGGCTGCCCGCTAACTATCCGAAGGAGCTCCTATGCCAATCGTGAACGAAGACCCCTTGCTGCACCAGGAGGTGCAGGTGAGCACCGTGGAAAGCGGCGGCTTTCTGGTGCGTCAAATGCCGGGCGCTACCAACGCGCCCGCGCCGGTGAAGATGATCGACACCTACTGCGTAAACATGGACGCGGTGAGTGCGTTGCTGACGGCGATCTTCACGCCGCCGCCCTAAGTCATGCCGACCGGATACGTAGTGAGCGGGCGAGGGGATCTCGACGGGCTGTTCAAGCCGCGCTCGAGCGCGGCCGCGGCGAACACCAACTTCAGGAGCAACGGTGGCGTGGACCTGGCGCAGCGCTTCGAGCCGCGTGGCGCCACCGCGGCCATCGCCGCGACCGGCTTCAAGAGTGGCGCGACCGACCTCGCGCAGATCTTCATGGACGTCGCGGCGTCGACCTCTATCTATTCGATGGTGGCCGGCTTTACTAGCGGGCAAACGGGCTACCTCAACAACACCTCGATCGCGATCGGGACGTGGTCACCCACCCGAGTGTGGAAAGCGGGGATCAATGTCGAGGGGTTGTACTACACCGACCCTCTATCCACCAGTTTTCGGCTGTACTCACCGGGCAGTGCAACGCCCCCGGGCGATGACGACAGTGTGTTTGCTCGCGTCGAGGTCACCGGCATCTTCAGCGACTCGGGCGGCGCGCCCGTCACCCGCACCCTCGCAAGAACCGCGCGCAGTACCACCGCCACGGGCACGGGCGGGCCGAGTGGCACCGATGGCATCCGGATCTGGCAGTGGAATCCGCTCGCCAGATTCATCAACGGGAATAGTTACACCGTGACGATCTTTTGACCTACGGGGATAGTGAGACCATGCATAACGGACACGACACCGCCGCGCATGCGGCACCCGCCGCCCCCGGATCGCGGCAGGTCAACCCGCGCGAGGCCGCGGCCTTCGCGCTGCAGTTCCTCGGGCGCTGCTCGCACACGCGCGCCGAGCGCGAGGCGTATGACGTCGCCGAGGGGATGCTGAACGCGATCATGAGCGGCCAGGTGGTGCTGGCGCCGCCGCCGGCGATGCCCGCGCTCACCGCTGACGCCGCCCCGACCGGCCCGCCCGCGTGAGATTGTTAGCCCTCGCCCTGGCGCTGACGCTCGCCGGCTGCACGCACCTTCCGCCGCGCTCGGAGCCGAACGATCAAGAAGGCGCACGGGCGCACCACATCACGATCGTGGTGTGCTTGTTCGCCAGTTGCCGCGACATCAGCCGGCCGCCCGCGGTGCCGGCGCTTCAGGAGGATCTATGCTCACCGTCACCTTCATTCTGGTAGTAGGCGCGCTCATCGCCGCCATCGCCTCGGCGATGAACAAGTGCCCGCTGTGGATCGCCGTCGTGCTGCTCGCCATTGCGATGGCGATCCGCGTGCTGCCGATCGGCTAGGTCCGCGCCTGGGCGCCGGCCGATTGCGTAGCTAGGGCATCGCCCCTAAGATTTGCCCGCGTTGGGGAACCGGCG